AGCAAGAGCGAACCAAGTCATCTTACGCATAGCGTCTCTTTGTGCATCTTGGTCATCTAATTCTTTACGTTTGAATTCAAGATACATTTTATGTTCTTCTTCAGTAACACTACCGTCACCGTTAGTATCTGCAGGATGATAACCTGCTTTTTTGATTTCTTCTTCAGCCATCTTTTAGTTTCCTTTTTATTTTAACCAAATCCTAGGAAGTTGTTAATTTTATCCGTAACAGAATTGATTCCAGTACGAATATTTTGTTGGATGCCAGTGATAAATCCCTGTGCATCATTTGCCAAACCATTCAATCCAGGAAGACCACCACCCTGAATTCCAGGAACTGGGAGAGTGATATTACTGTTAAAGTTATTGAATGCGGATTGGAAGTTATCATACTGTTGAGAGTAAAAACCAAGAAGTCCAGCAGATGGAACAATTTGATTTACATTACTCATGTACTCAGCTGGGTGAGCAGTCCAAAACTTAATTTGCATCGTTACTGTTAGACGCATAAACTCTTTATTGTTATTATCCATTTGAATCGCACCAACAGACTTTGGATAACATTCTGAACAGAACACACGATATGTTTCACGATTCAATAGATCGTATACCATGATTTCCATGTTGGTGGCGTAATCTTTATAATATCCGAAACTTCTTGTCACTGGATTTTGAATGGCAGTTGCCCACTCATCAAACATATGCTTGACACGAAGATCGTTATCAACGTAAAATGTCATTGTGATAGGTTCATATAGTTTTTCATATGGAATTTCACGAAATTCACCATATGTTCTATTCTGAATAGTAGCAAAAGACCATCCAGGAAGTTGAACAGACTCACAAAACAACAATGCTTTACGAAGATCATTAGGGTTTGCAAAGTTTAACGATGGATCATAATTAGCCAATCGGTTTAATTCTGCAGGATATTGCATTGCTACCGCAAATCTATTGTTCTTGGCAAGTCCAGTAGTTCGGACTTCAGCCATAAATCTGTCTATTGTGCTTTCGCTAGGATCTGGCATACTAAGTTCTCATCTTTTTACGTGATTCTTGCCAAACTTTATCGATTGGCGCACCTCTAAACTGTTCAACTGGAACCATCATAGCTGTTCCCCAGTCAGAAGCAGGGATTAAACGAAATTGGGACTTGACATGTTCAGTCAAATAGTGTTTGATACAAGGTTTTGCTGCTCTAAACTTAGCAACACCGTTTATCAAATCATACGTATAACGAATTCTTGTTGTCTCATCCATCTTATTGTTGGTTTTAAGAACTGATAACCTATTCATCAACATCATTCGCTCTTTCAACGGCAAATAATGAAGGTTTAGCCCCATAAAACCACCTTTCATACGTTTCCAAGGAAGTACCATCGGAAAAATATCATAATATGGAAGTGTATCCTTACCTTTTGGGTCGTAAATGAACATATACAACTTTCCAGGAAACACTTTTTGTGTTAAATCTTCTGGCTTGCCTCTTAAGACACGTCTTGGTTGAAGTAAAGAACGATTTCTAATTAGTTTTCTGCGCTCTTGTTCGAACCATGATCTGCCCTTCATCCAAGAAGTGGTTAGATCATAGTCATCAACTTCAAAAATGTCTTTTACAGGTTGATTGCTTGCCATACTCTTATTTAGGACTTCAACCCTAAATCATATTCTGTGATAATCTTGAATTCCCAACCTCTATCAAGTGCATATTCGTTTGCTGCTTTCCATTTTGCTTGATTTTTAACAAACGCTGTAGATTCGACTAAATATCTTTTAGTTCTACGTCCAGGAAACTCAGGAGGAGAACATTGCTTTGATGGTTTCACCTCAATTAGGTATGTCTTGGAATTACCACTCGGAGATTTTACTGTAATTTTGAAATCAATGAAATATCTGTGAATTTTATTATCTGTTGGACAGCGATATGGAACGATAGTTTCTTCTGAACTCCATTTGACAATACTTGGATTCATATCACACCATTTAGCGAATTGAGTTTCCCAGCTGGATCTCATAATGATGTTTGTATGATTACCAGCGTATTTTTCAGGATTCATGGGTGTATATTTGCGTTTATGATACATCTTCTCTCTTGAAAGCATAAATAATTACAGGACTGTTAATATTTAGTTAGAGAAAACATATGGCATTAGAAATCCCAATTACGACTGCAGTATCACGTGGTGAAAACTCGCAGTATGAAGTAAAAGACTACGTTTACCCAATTGACTTGTTTAACACACAAGCATATGGGGCAAACTATGTCATGTTCTATATTAACGTCAATCAAGATTCTAAAATCGGTCGTTCTGGCGGTGCTAATGGTTTTGTGGAAGATGTTCCAAATCGTGTTCGTGGTGAACTGATTGGACTCGCTGAAAGAGAAGGTACGACTACTGGTGAACTTTTTGGAGCCAACGTTGCAGCCAATGCTGGCGGTGCAATTATTGCTAATGCTTTTGGTATTGGTGGTGCAGGTACTACTGCTGCAGTTTTAGCAACAGCTGGACAAGGTGCACTAGCTGCACAAGAAAATGCTACTGCAACTCGTGCTCAGAAACGATTGAAAACTGCGATCGCAATGCACGTTCCCAATCAGATGCAGATACGATATGGTATGCAGTGGTCTGAAGAAGAAACTCTACTACTATCTGGCATTCTTGGTGTTGGAAATGAAATTGCCGATGCGCTTGGTGGAAATAGTAACTCAAATGTTATGGGTGAAGCAGGTGGACTGGCTGCAGCTGCAGCATTGAAATCTGGTCCAAATGCAGCAGCAAACTCTGCTCTTACTGGACTTGCTACCAACCCAAAGAAAGAACAAACATTCAAAGGTATTAACTATCGAGAATTCTCAATGGAATATCAGTTCTTCCCACGTTCACGTGAAGAAGCAGACAATGTTCGTGAGATTATTTACCAATTCAAATATCATATGCATCCAGAATTTAAGGATACAAGTTCGTTCTTGTATGTTTATCCTTCAGAATTTGATATTGCTTATTTCTCTGGTGGTAATCAAAACCAATCTCTACATAAACACACATCATGTGTTCTAACTGATATGGCAATCAATTATACTCCAAACGGCAACTTTGCTACCTTTGACGATGCAACTGGTATGCCTGTTCAGATTAACTTGGTTCTTAGTTTTAGAGAACTTGCTCTTCTTACCAAAGAGAAAATCGAAAAAGGATTCTAAACTATGGCTGATATTTACTTCAAACGATTTCCAAAGATGCTCTATGATTTTGAGTATCACTATGACGATAATCTCAGAGCAGATGAGCGAACAGCAAAACGTGTAACAGATATCACTGCTAACATTCGTTTCCGTAGAGACGTATTATCTAATATTTCTATCTACGATGAATATGATGTGAAAGAAGGTGAAACTCCAGAAATTATTGCTGAGAAGTTTTATGGTAGTTCGCAATATCATTGGATTATTATGTTGGCGAACGATCGATTTGACTATCGTTCAGACTTTCCATTAACACATATCGCTTTTGAAGATTATATCGCTGATAAGTATGAAGAACCAGATGGCATTCATCATTACGAAGATGCTAATGGTGTTTGGGTAGATTCAGATGCTACTGGCGCAGTTTCTGTTTCGAATCGTGTGTATGAAGATAAGATAAATGAATCGAAACGAAGAATCAAAATACCATCATCGCAATTGATCGCTAAGATTCTAAAAGACTTCAAAAATGAGATGTAATAAAGAATGAGTTTAGATGACGATAAACTAAAATTCGCTGGTGAAGTCAAAGTTGATAAAATTACAATTTTTACTCCAGCAGGATTCAGCCAAGAAGTTACTGCACAGGTGCAGGCAATTTCGATCTATGAAAGTATACACAAACCTTTCATAGACGGCAACATCGTAATTAAAGAGTCACTAGACTTTGCTAATCTATTTCCACTCACTGGTCAAGAATTTATTAGACTTGAAATTCGAACTCCTGGATTAGGAGACTTTGGTAAGTTTGATGCTACCTACATGTTATATAAAATGACAGATCGTGAGATTCTTGGTGACAAATCTGTAGCCTACCAGTTACACTTCATGTCTATGGAAGGATTGGTTGGACTTAATAAAAAAGTATCGAAACTCTATCATGGTAATATTGGCGAGATAGTACAAGACATCTTGACTGATCAAGAAGATGGTCTTGAAACTACAAAACCTGTTTTCGTTGAGCCAGTGGTTAAACAACATCAGTATGTTTCAAACTTCTGGACTCCTGTTGAGAATCTTCAATACCTTACTATGCAAGCAGTAAATAAAGATAATGCTCCATACGTGTTGTATGAAAACAGAGATGGATTTAACTTTGTTACACTAGAAGCCATGTACGATCAAGGTGATGCATACCAACAATTTTCAAAAGATAACTACACACGTGATGAATTAGGATCTGGTGCTGACTCTAAAAATCCAGGAGAAGATTATAAAAGAATACTTGACATGAACATTGAAGTGGGGTATGATTATATTACTCGTCTGAAGTCTGGTTTCTTTGGTAGTAGACAATACAGTTATGATCTGTTCACT